AAAATTGCTACAAATAAAATAATTTTCATCTTGATTTTTCTCTCACTTTCTTATACAATGAAAGGTAAGGAGAGCTTTCGCTCTCTTACCCTTTAGCGATTATCTCTTCCGGCGTCTGCAAAACTTGGGAGCGATTTTCGCTTTTTTATTTTGCTCTTTTAGTACCTTGTACCAAGAGCGACTCTCTTTTGAGATTGCTACTGCAATCCCTATTGCAACTGTGACTCTTGCTAGCCACTCGTCTATGTTGTCCATTTGTATCACCTCCTTACATTATTTATTATACCGCATTACAATGCGGTAGTCAAGTGTTTTAACAAATAAATTTAAACTTTTTTTATTTTAGAAAGTACTTTCAGACAAACAAAAAAACCGCAAGCCTAAGCCTGCGGTGAAAGAACAATTTAGAAAGTTTCCTTTCTTTTTATTTAACTGTAATCAAGCCTTCTGGCTCAACTGTGAATTCTGGCTTGTCTGCCAGTGTGCCGTCTTCTTTGACATAGTACCAACCAGTCTTGTCTGCTGACTGGATAAAGGCATTAGATACCATGTTTCCGTCCTTGCTGTCAAGGTAGTGCCAAGTGTCCTTGTACTTAACCCAACCAGTCTGCATAGCGCCTTCTTCGTTGAAATAGTACCACTTCTCAGCAATCTTTTTCCAACCTGTAGCCATATGTCCAGAATTATCGAACCAGTACCAATTTCCGTCTGTGTGCTTCTTCCACTGTTCAGCAAGCATGTAGCCTGAGTTGTCGAAGTAGTACCACACATCGTTGATTTTCTCAAACTTCTCTTTTGGATAAGTTCCATCTTCTTTAACGTACCAGTAGCCTGTGTCGTTCTGTTTCCATTCGGGCTTGGCTTCTTCATCTTCTAGTAAAACAATGTTCTTGTCAAACGGATTTGAAGAGTATTGCCACCATCTAATCCCGTCCATGCTTGGGAAGTATTCAAAATCAGCGTTTCCATCATTCAAGCCATACCCAGCAATCCAAAGGCTGTTTGGGAATTTCGCAAGAATCTGCTCATAATAAATATTATTAAGCGTGAATGGCTTGTAGCTGTAATAGATTGGCTCGTAGCCATTTTCTTTGAGGATTTCCATGAATCGAATACAAGCATCTGTATTTGCCTGTTTGTCTCCGCTTGCATGATCTTCGTAGTCGAGGCACAAGTATTTTACTTGCTTCGGAACATTGTCAAGGAAGTAGCGTGCTTCTCGCTCTGCTTCTTCCACATCACCACCAAACCAAGCAAAATGATAGAATCCAATTGGTGTGGATTGCTCAACTTGAGCAGACAGGCAAGGATTTAGGTAATTTGTACTTTCAGAAACTTTGATAATAGTATTCTGTGTGCCCATATCAGCCAAAATACCTGTAATATCGTATCCATTGTGACTGGATACGTCGATGAATAAGTCGTTTTTCTTCATTGTTCTCTTCTACTCCTCACTTGGTTTCTTGTATTCTAGCGCTCGTGTGCTATCTGTGATTCCACTTGTGGTCGGGTCGTTAACCACACCCAGCAAGACAAGAATATACACGAACGAGTTCACACCATCTTGAATATTCTTCGGAATATCCAAACCAAATTGTTGAGCCATCAAAAAGATTGCTCCAAGTAATGCAATAAGTGTTACTTTATTTTGTAATCTAAGTTTCCAATTAATCATGTTATTTCCTTTCTATTTATACAATTCATAGCTTTGTCTTATAAAAGTTCTTTCTGAAAAACCTAAGTACTCTCTTAAGCCTTTTTCATTCACAGATATAGGAATATATGTTTGATATGTGACTTCATTTCTAAACCGTTCTGTTTTAAAAAAGAACGGTTCCTTATTATTGATACGAATACCCTTTATTTCGGTATAATCTGTAATTGTTTTTGGTTTTGTTATGAAAATCTGTCCGTTATTTATGTATGTGACAGAGTTATCAACAGTTTCAAAGTAAGCTGGCCCCGACTGTTTCTCCCACACCAACCTACTACCAATGTACCTCTTAGCGACTTCACGGTTACCTACTAAGATTTTTGCTCTATCTCTCATGTGTCACCTCACGGTAGGGTTGTTGGCCATGGTTCGTCTGTCAGATATGAGACGTTACTTACACGAATATCTCCGATATCTCGGTCAGTTGGGATAGGGTCGTTGAACGTGAATTGAATATAGTTTGAGTCGTCTGTCCCACCTAAATACCATACACCATAAGGACGACCAACATCGTCAAAGGTAGGTCCTACCAGTGATGATTTAGTTCTGAATCCTGGAGGTATTCCATCAACAGGGAGAACTTTAGCACCTCTATCTCCACTACTTCCATGGCCTACGTGTCCTGCTCCATAACGTCTTACAATTCCGAACCATCCCCATTGAAGACCACCGAAATTATAAGTTACTAGATTATTAACACGTCTTATCTTAATTGTCGAAGTTCTACCACCAACAGTTAGTTTCGATAAGGAATTCAACGTTCTCCATCCAGTATCACCTATTAAGACTTTCCAACCTGTGTTACCACTTCCACTCTCTTTTATCCACTTAAGAGCACCGTTCGTCACATTGACATCTACATAGGTCGTCCCGATTTCGGCGACAATACGCCCTTCTGGTGAGCCTGTGCCACGGATTTCATGGCCCACATTATCTGGTAGCGGAATAGTAACAGTATTACCCCCGACAATGCCGAGGGTATTTCCTGTTAGAGTTAATTGAGGACTTGGTTTTTGATTCAGCACCTTCACATCCCGACCGACAGCTTGAGCAAATTCCTCTAAATTGCTCATGTCAATCACGCTTTCGCTTGGTTATAGACGGTTACTAAATCAAGATTAGCAATGTTATCAAGTCGTGTACCAAGTTCTGAGATTTTTTGAACAACAGCCGTTTGAGTGTCACCACTCATGCTAGCGATTTTATCAGCGATTTCTTTGAGGGTGTTCAAATCCTCTGATACACCCTCGCCCAAAATATCATTTTTGACCGCAGTCTTAGCTTGTTCAATCAGTTGTGTGACTGTCGCATTGTCAATCTTACCATTAAGCAGCTGTTTCAATTCCTTGATATCAACCCCAACCGCTTGGGCGAATGCCGTTAATTTTGTTGTATCCATAATTTTCTATACCTTTCCTAAGTTGTAATAAAAAAGCAAATCAGGAATTTCCTGACTCACTATGCCATCACCACCTACAGTTTTTCCTGCAAGCTGCTTCTTAACTTCTTCTGCAATATCCAACTCTTTGAGAGCGTGGATTTCATTTGTGACCAGTTCTTTATCTGACGCAACTATCTTGATGTGGGTTTCTTTGTCACTCGGAAATACATATCCACCAACATTAATTTCCAGACGATACTTCCCGATTGGTAAGATATCCGTAATGCTAAAAATTATTCTATAGTTGGCTACCGTGACCGTCTTTGACCATTGCGAATTTCCCAAAGTTAATGTGACAAGCGCTTCTTGTCCATTTAATGAGGTTATCGCTTGGCAATTCTCGTCTAGTAGTTCATAACCAAAAGTGGAAGAGATGTCCCCCTGCTTAATTAAATAGCCACCGTCAAATTGAGCAAGATTTGTCGTATTATAGACCATTCAGCGCTCCTTTCTCGTCTTCAGCTAAGATGTCGTCTCTAATCTGCAATGCTTCAAAATTGTTGTACAAGTGGTCTATGTAGCCATTTCCACCCAAAGCCTTGTAGCTATTGTGCATGTTCTCAACCACGTAGAACTCATCCTTTGTAGTAAATCCACGACGGATAGCCCTGCGAATATCACGATCAAGGCGCATCCTCATCGTAACAAGGTGCGCATCGTCGTGCAGTTTTAGCTTTGCTTGTACTTCATCAATTTTGGCGTTGCTGTCTCGTGCAGTTTCTTGGACATCTTTGATTTTAACTTTGACATCATTCAATTCTGAAATGATTTGGTCTGTCTGTTCTTTGGTCTTCTTCGGCATTTTATAACCCAACCAAGCCACGACGATTGGTGTGGCAACTGGTAGCACGTTCATGAAGAAATGCTCTGTTGATTGTAAGATGTCCATAGGCACCTCTATCCTTTAGGTTCGTACTTCCATGCCGCGCCTGTTCCGTCCATCTCAAGACGGCCGTTACGGGCGAAATCACTGACTGGTTCACCATTATAAGTGAATTCCTTGTTCAATTGAACCAAGATACGCTTGCCTTCACCGTCCACCTCAACGTGTGCTGGGTCTTCGATAGTAATCAAGTCATGAGGCATATAATGCTTACCGACCTCAGCCAGTGGAATCAACTCTACCAATTCCTTATAGATAGTTCCATAAGCGATTGTCTTGCCTGCTACGGCATTTAAAACGACCGCATGGATGATTTTCCCATAACGGTCTGTCTCTGCCTGATTGTGTTTAACAGCTTGGTCTGTAGCTGTCTGTTTGGCTTTAGTTTGAGCCAGTTCCTGTTCTGCTTCTTGCAACTTAGCTTGCGCTTGCACGATTGCGCTTGTTGGGTCAAGTTCTGTACGGATATGGTCTAATACCGCTTGAACGAGTGTAGCCTCATTGTCTTGTGTGTGGTCGCCGTGCAATTCTACTTGCTCGTAAGAATAGCGACCGTTGTTTTCCATTTTAATCGCGACTACTGTTGTGTTTTCTGCGCCTTTCAAATAAGGCTTGATTGCTACTTCATAATTCATATTTAATTAACCTCTTTCATTTTGTTTTGTGTTTCTTCAAATAGTTCTTTAAGTGCTGGGTCGTATTCCAACACCGCATGAAATGCCTGTAATTCGGTTAGAGCAAGCGTATAGCGTGCTTCTAAATGCGCTCGATTTAATTCGCTTTCTGCTAGGCTCTTAACAAGCGATTCAGCGACCAGCTTACTGATTATCTGTTCATTATCCATTAACTGCCTCCAATTTTTGATTTAATTCTTGAATTGCCTTAATTAAATAAGGCACTAACTCAAACACCTTGTAGGTGTATACACCGTCTGGGTTTTCCCAAAATGCTTCTGGTGCGTATTTCTGTACATCTTGAGCCATGATACCACATGAGATATCATCGATTTTACCGTCATATTCCTTACGATAACTGTAGGTTTTCAAGTTCTTGATAACCTCAAGACCTGAAACCTTGCTATCCTCGATGTTCGTTTTGTAGCGCCTGTCAGATACGTCTTTGTTCCCTAAATAAATCCAGTCATATCCTGAACCGGAATAATAGAGATAGAGGGAATCACCGGATGGCTCAATATGTGAGTATTTCGGAGATGAAACCCAATATCCTGCACTACCGCCGGATGAACGGTTGTCATAGTAGATTGAACCTGTTACTCTCAAATCACCGTGAATAACTGGTGTATTCCAGAATTCAGCGGTGTTATAGCAGAACATACGACCATCGTTTCTAACGTACCAAGCAGTATCACCTACTTTATCCCAGCTGTATCCCCAGTTAACCCATAAAGCGGTACTCTTATCGCCACCTTCGCCGTTTCCCATGCCGACAGAAAAGTGATTGCTCCCTGTTATCCACTTACCTGAACCAGAATCGTGAGTACCAATCTGGAATCCACCAATCCAGCCTTTGTAGGCTTCAAGGAAGGTTGAGCTGTTCAAAATAGATGATACCTTGGTAGAGAAGATTTCCTTAGAAGTTAATTTCTCAATTAACCCGTCTTGAGCAGTTAGATTACGAATCAGGGCATCTGTGACTGTAATTTTATCGCCAGAAATTGCTCCTGCTGCAATATGCTCTGCCGTGACAGACCCTGCTGCCATCTTACTACCTGTGATAGACCCATCCACAATCATGTCAGACTGTACTCGGATTTTAGGCGCTATCAAGTCAATACCGTCTTGACTAGTTGAAATCACTGAGGCTAACTGCTTACCAGTTAAGGTAGTCGCACCAATCGTAACACCGCTTGATGTAACAGATACTGATGCACCTTTACCTGCTTCACGCACCTCTTGACGAATAGCGTTAGCAGTTTGTGATAGTGAACTTGTTAATTCCTGCTTAACCTGATTAATCGCTGAGTTACTGCTGCTGACTTTCGTTGTTACCTCTTGCCGAATAGCGTCAGCGGTTTGAGTAATCGCAGTAGTCGTTTCACGCCTGAGTTCGTCTTTAGCCTGACTAAGAGCATCATTGCTACTAGCAGCAGCATTTCGTACTTCCTGTCTGATCTCATTAGCAGTCTGAGCGATGGCACTCTTAACATCTCTATCAAAGAATTGACTCAATGCCCCTTGGTTGTTCTGCTGAATTTTACCCCAGAGACTACTGTTTGGGTCTCTGAGTTCTAATTCAATGTTTCGCATGTCTTTGAAAAGACCAGACAAGGAACGCTGAGTGATTGTAGGTTCTACAAAGCTAGTTGGGAAATCACCCTGCTCTATCTGAATATCAGTTAGAACCGTATCACCCACGCATCCCATATGATGAAGTTTCAGCAATTCATCTCGTGACCGTGGTTGGAATACCTTGTAATATCTTCCGTTGTGCTCAAGTGCAGGCGACCGTACATTTTGAATCGTTATATCCATGTCCTAACCTCACTGCTTGAAGATGTCGTAGATGGTATTCGCATCTTTGTTGGCAATCGCATTATACTGCGCTTCAGTTCCTGCCCAGTATTTCAAAGGCTGAGAACCGTTTTGGTTGATGACACTCTGATTTACTGGCCTATTCTCCAAAGCCGTAACCCTGCGCTTTAACTCATTGTCGTTGTACGGTGTTGGGAAATCTCTAGTACCAATCCCTTGAACAGAGATGTTAGTACCATTTACTGCCGTCACCTTCCAAAATCCTTGGTTAACGCTTGTGGCACTACTCCAATAGTCTTCAATGATATCACCGACTTTGATTCCGTCAGGGTTCATGATGTCACTTGTTCTTATTGTTCCATTAGCACCAACGCCTCCTCCAGAAATATCACCTTTAGCAATACGATAAATTGGTATTTCAGACTTTCTAGCATAATCAGCCAAGGTTTGTTGGGCTTCTGGGCTGTCATAACGTACAACGCCATCTGCGCCCCTCGGACCTTGTGGTCCTGTTGGTCCAGGCAAACCCTGAGGGCCTCTCTGACCTTCGGGACCTCTTGGACCTGCAGGTCCTGCTGGACCAGTATTTCCTTGTGGGCCAGTCTGTCCCGTTGCTCCTTGCGGGCCTCGCAAACTTTCTCTTTGTTCGCTTGTCAAAGCCTCAAACCGCATAACACCGTCAGCACCTCTGGGTCCAGTCTCGCCACGTTCCCCACGGTCTCCCTTTGGTCCTGTTAGATATTGCAATGCTGAGAATCGGTCACGGCCATTACCGACCTTAACCTTACCAGTATCACTCTCAACACCTAACTCACCATCAAGTAAGACCAAGGTACTACTTGCCCAATCACTGGCTGACATGCGTTTGTGTTGCACCCTTACGGGTATTGTTTCTGTCATGTTCTCCCTCCGTCAAAAATAAAAGTCGGAGTCTCACTCCAACTTGCGTCATATCTAGCATTCTGTCCGTCAGCAACCGTCTTATAAACTGGCGTGATTTCAATCCTTGAGTTGTGATTGTCAATCGTTACAGACTGCTCTTGTGTCTGATACCAATCACCCGAGAATACAACGCTATATCCGCCATAGTAGACAGATAGAACCTTATCGGTCTTATTGGTTATATCCTGCTCAATCACTGGCATAATAGTATTGGTTGGATTAAATCGAACGTGTCCACCGTAGAACAGATTACTGTTAACTGTTAGAGTAACATCTGCCTTACCGTAAGGCGTGCAGACACCCGACCAGCTGATAACGTACTGTTTACCTAATTCGAAGCCGTCACCATTATGTCCAACTTCAACGAAATCAGTACCGTAGGCTATCTTCTTAGCAGTTCCACCAGCAACTCGGTTCTTGTTGTACTGAGTAGTACCGTCACCACCGATTAAACGAGCATTGACGCTTGCGGATTCGCTGACCTGTTCCAATTTCTTGGATAATTCAGATATGGCATCTTTGTTATTTTCTTTAAAATCATTGTCTTGAAGCAATTCTTCCTTAATTGACTTAAATAAATCAGGACGACCTTTCTCCACTTCTTCGTGGATTTTAGCGCCGAGTTCTTCAGCTTTATTCTTGTATTCCTTGATAGCATTGTCAATCTCAAGCTCTCGAATACGAAACTGCTCGTCTATTTCTTTATTTCTACGCTTCATTTCAGCTATCATGGTTTGTCTCAACTTGCTCTCACTGAATCCACCAAGAGCATCTTTAATAGCTTGTTGACGTGTTGAACGGTCTTTGGCTTGAAGAGTTTGGTAATCACCTAATTCAGCAGCTGAACGGTTATCATCCAGCTTGTCGATTGTTAACTTGTGGATCCTAGCCCCAAAAGCTATTCCAATCTGGTCTCTTACAATCCCAACGCTATCGCCAATCCAAACATCTTGCTCAATCGCATTGGCTAAATCTAAAAGATTGGCTTTGAACGTGACGATAGGAACAGATAAGCGTTGTAGTTCGTTGTAAGTAGCCTTTAACAACTCGACAGGGTCTTCTATATCCTCGTTAGTATAGACACCAAAACGATGCTTAATTTCGCCATTTTGGTGCAATCCATAGATATCTTTGGCTAATTCATTCGTCACATAATTTTGACCTGCAGGCTTATCAACAGGGTCTCCTTTAGAAACTGACCAAACAACGTCTTTAAACTGGATTCTACGACCATATCCGCCGGTAGCTTCTCCTGATTCATCCGTCTTCTCTTCACCCTTACCACGCCCGATTAGAGCCGTCACGACATCGTCAGACGATTCTTCATAGGTTACATTCAGGATGTTAGAGCCATACTCAAATTGATGTCCTGTAACACGCCCAAAACGCTGATTGAGGTCAATATAGCGTCCAATAATCTTATTTTCAACAAAGGTATATCTAATCTTGAACTCACAAGCGTACGATTCAATTATTTTAACGAGCGCTTGACGAACCGAAATATAGTAGAAACTCAATCTACCAGTTCTAGTCAGACCGTCTACATTTCCTAATTGATAGCCAGTACCATCTAATATTTCTCTTAAAACATCACTGGCAGTTCCACCGGGTCGCTTATCCTCGATGATAAACGAATGCAAGTCACTTTCTGCTCTATCAATCCCTTGGATAGTCAAGCCGATGTCGTAAGATTTTTCTGAAATCCTGAACAAACAAAAAGCCCTGTCTCGTGATTGAAAACCGAAAAATTGGGCTTCTTTGATAATGTTAGGCTTGTAATCTACAGGGACTTCAAAACTCGCTCTATCAAATTGATTTAATTCAATTGTATGAGTGAATTCTGCAAGGCTCGCTTCATCGATTACATCAATTAATTCCTCTGTCTGATTAAATAAATAGATCATGCGAATACCTCTTTGTACTCGATACTATTCAGCAGAGCGCCTACAACTTGAAATGTATTGACACCTTTTTGAAGTTTGAAATACCGACTATTAACCATATCAAAATTCATCAACTCGTTTCTATCGTTCAACTTGATTTCTCTCGTCTCACAATTAACAAGTAGATTTGAACCTTGAATGTAAGTAGCCTTCAATCTGATATACTTCTGAGTTTCAAGATGTAAGATACGAATTTCAGAACCTGCTTGTGTTGTAAGTCTCAAAATAGGCTCTGTTGGGAAATCTCCGTTGTACGTTACCTTATTAGTCGTTACTGTTTTAGGCTCGGTATACTTAAACGGGTCGTGACAGATGAAATGCAGCTTGATAACTGTATCATTTGCATCTTCCAGTTCTGGCTTCTTAACTTTTGAAAAGATAGCTTTGTAGTATCTTCCAGAATCATCACCAAATATTAGTTTTTTAGCTTTACGGGAAAATAGCAAGCGATTTAAGCGCTCGTACTGTTTCCGCATGCCTAAATCAGTAAATCCTGTTAGTTTGACCTGTATTTCTATCTCACGCTCTTTATAAGTCGCACCATAGAGATATTGACCGTCTCGACCTTTGATAGTTGCAGTTTCATGATGAAAATCAAGGACATCACGTCCTGTGGTATTGGCCACAAAGAACGTTCCGTCCTCGTTGTTCATTTCTTGATTGAGGCTTATATCACCAAAACGTACTTCTAGACCAGAGTTGAACGTCGGATTGCCTCTTATTGTGTCGTTAAAAGTATACATTTAACCACCGTAAAGGCTTGAAGCCTTCAATCTTATCCTTTCTTCTTTATGTTGGATATTTGAAATATCAGAAACAAAGGCTCTAAAATCATTTGAACCAAGAGCGAGGTTAATAATAGCTGGTTCTTTCGTCTGATTCACTTCATACGTTGCTGATAATGTACCAGATACGTTGTTAGAGAAATCACCCTGCAAGGCATTGGACATTGCTGAAACTCTAGAACCTGCATCGTCGAACATCGAACGAATACCGTCCGCCATTCCAGATACATTACTTTTGACTTCTTCAAAACCGCCCATCAAAGCAGCATTGAAACCACCCATGATGGCTTGACCAGCTGGAATCAGCAATCTACGGTCATACGAGATAGGTCCTTTGTGCGCTGCGATCCAGCTTGCGATACCACCGACGAAGTCAGTAACCGCACTCCACATCGATTTCAAACCATTCAAGAAACCTTCCATGATAGCACGACCAGCACCGCTTAAGTCAATGTTCCATAATTGATTAAAGAAACCTTTAACTGCATCAATAGCGCTAGAAACTCCACTTTTCAACGAATCTAAAACATTCAAGAATCCATCTTTCAAGGCGTTAGCTACGTTGATAACTGTATCTTTAATCGCATTGATAGTTGTTGACACAAAGTTTTGGATACCTGTCCAAATTGTTGTTACGGTATTTTGAATAGCACTTAAAACTGTACTGATGATATTACTAATCGCATTGATTACCGTTGAGATAACTGTTTGAATACCCGTCCAAACCGTTTGTGCAATACCTTTAACAGCTTCCCACGCTGCACTCCAATTTCCTTGAATAAGAGCGGTCGCTACACTGATGATACCTGCTATTACATTCAAGACTGTTGAAATGATCGTTGAAATAACAGTCCATACAGTCTGAACAATTGTAGTAAATACAGTCCAAACTGCATTCCATACCTCTTGAACAATCTGCATTCCTGTTGTAATCACATTTTGGATCACTTCAATAGCACTTGTGATGAATTGCTGAATACCTGACCAAACTGTTTCAATGACTGGTTGAAGTGTATTCCAAACAGTCGTAGCAACCTCTACGATGCCGTTCCAGATTGTAGACATATACTCAGAGAAGCCAGACCACAATCCCTTGATGGTTTCAACAATTGGTGTCAAAAACTCCACAAATCCATTCCATGCAGTCGTAGAACCTTCTGTGATGCTAGACCATAAATTGGTGAAGAATTCTACTAGACTGTTCCAAGCGGTCTTAATCGCTTCAATGATTGGCGTCACTACTTCAACGATACCATTCCAAACCGTTGTAGCTACTGAAACGATTCCGTTCCATAGCGCTGAGAAGAACTCTGTTAAAGCATTCCAGACATTCATCAATGCTTCAACAATAGGTTGTGCACCTTCTAAGAAACTGTTCCAAACATTTGAAGCTATCTGCTTAATACCTTCCCAAAGACCTGAAAAGAACTCAGTAATGCTATTCCATGCATTCTTGATAGCGTCTATTACAGGTTGAGCCTTCTCCATGAAACTATTCCAAGCATTTGAAGCAGTTTCTTTGACGCCATTCCATAGGTTAGAAAACCATTCGACGACGCCATTCCAAGCATTCTGGATTCCTTGCCAAGCGTTTGAAGCAACGTTAACGATACCATCCCATAAGCCGATGAAGAAGTTTCTGAAGCCTTCGCTTTTATTCCAAAGAACGACGAACGCTGCACCAATTGCCACGATTGCAGCAATCACTAGACCAACAGGACCAAGGAAGCCACTGATTGCAGTAATTGCTGGACCAATCCATCCGCCTACCTTGCTGAAGATATTCAAGCCACCTACTGCTACTTTAGCAAGCGTAGAACTCTCTGCCATGGATGTCAAAGTTGAACTTGCAGCTGTAGAACCTCTAGCAATCCCAAATAAGGCAGTCCCTACTTTTGTGGCACTTTGCAATCCGCCAAAAACAGTTTTGGTCGTACTTACCGCACTACTTAGTCCAATTAAGGCATTCGTTGCTAATTTAGTCGTTGTTTGCGCAGTCTTAAACGCAAGAAATGCAGACGCTATCGCTCTTATCTGTTCAGGGCTTAGGCTTTGAACCACTTTAGCAAACGATTGGATAGCCTGTGAAGCTATGCTTAAAGTATTACCAATCCTTTCACCAAAAGAAGCCATGTCGCCACCAGAAAGCGCTGATGCTACCTTCTTGATAGCTTCCCAAACTTCGCTCAAGGCATTCTTGAAGTCAGCGATTGCGCTTGTATTTGAGAAACCTTGCCAAAATTCCTTTATTTTAGCAACAGATGTACTCACGAATGAAGCTATTTTCTCAACAATTGCGTTGAAGTCAATCTTATTTAGAACCTCTTCAAGACTTGTAGCTAACTTATTAAAATCAATCTTATCAAGCTGATTCATAATTGCTTCAAGAGCCTTGATACCTGCTTTAGATAAGGCATCAAAAGCTGGCTTGAGTTTGTTTGCCAGCGTCTCTTTCAAACCATCTAGCGCTTGGTCAATCGTCTTGTAGCTTGTGGCCATGTCCTGCATCGACATCCCAGCACGTTTAAACGCTTCAGCGAAATCTTCGGTTTTGACTTGTCCTGCTTGAATTTTAGTAATTAATTCATTGAGTGACAAACCCATTTCTTTGGCCACTGCACTCATACCTGCTGGAGCCTGCTCCATCATGATACGGAAGTCTTGCCACGTTAACTTCGGCTTAGCCAAAGCCTGCACCATTTGTTGAGACAAGGATTTCATCGCTTGCTTAGGATTTTCAGCAGATGCAGCAAGACCACCCATAGCCTTAACTAATTCACCACTATCCTGACGGCCGATTGCAGCCATCTGCGAGAACGTACTAGCCATGTCTGAAGCTGAATAGATGGTTTTAGTCGCATAGTCCTGCATGGCTTCCTTAGCTTCGTTGATTTGGTCTTTCCCCCAACCTAACTTACTAAGGTTTCCGTCAAACGTGTCCCATGCTTTCTTGGAACTGTTCAATTCACCGACCATTTCGCCCAAAGAACTCTTGATACTTCCAAAAGCTGAAGTGACCGCTGAACTAACAAGATTAGCACCTAACATCGATTTGAACATGGAACTACTCTTGTTTGAAATCGTATCAAATGCAGATGACGTTTTTTGAAGTCCGTTGATTGCTTTCTGTAACCCGTTCAAAGTAGAACTCATTCCTTTGTCAACAGCAGTAAGCACCGCTTCGACTGAATAAGTTTCTGCCATTATATACCTCCTTTCATTACATATTTGCTCTCAGTAAAAGCTGTTTCTCTTTGTCTGAGAATTGATACTTATGTTTCGTAGTATCTTTTTTCTTGTAAAAATCACTGTACTTTCTATACAAAGGAGTTTTACCGTCCGATTTAGTAGCTTCTACTTGTCTAGATAACCAAGCAGACCGATGTAAGAGTTCATCTTCATCTTGCTTCCTCAACAATACCCCAGTCATTAACAAGTCATACTCATACATTGTCATACGACCAATCTCGTTCATGTCTGTGATATTCAAAAATCGGACACAATTTATAATGATTTCCTCAAATGTTTCAAGAGATGATTTCTCAACTATTTCTTGAGGCCTTGGTTCATCTCCGACATCAAAGACTTACCCGCATTTGACTCACTCAATTCTTGAAGCACATCATCAAACAATTGCTCTAAATCTTCATGATCTTCTACGAATGTTTCAACATCAGCCAAAGATGGTCGTGGGCTTTCTGTGACTGTTCCGTGGTAAATAACATCAGCCAATGAAGCGATGTTTTTAGCATACAACTCAGGAATTTTAGCAGATAGAGCCATACCGAATTTCAAGCCTTGTTGTTCGATTGGATAAGCTTTATCTAGCGAACGAACGAATTTAACACCAAATTTCACGTTGTAAGTTTTATCTTTGATTACTAATTGCATTGTTGTTTCTCCTTTTTTTCTAAAAAATACAATAAAAAAGAGAGGCATGAACCTCTCTTAATTTCTACCCACCGATACCAGGCACTCCAGGAACTGAAGTTACAGGACTTGCTGAGCTAGTTGTTGTTTTAGTAGTATCAGCAAACTCATACTGAACGACTTCAGCTTGGCTATCATTAAGAGTAGCATATCCATTGACACCAGTACCATTTACTGCAATTTCTAGCTCCAATTCAATCAAATCTTCAGCATTCTTAGTTTTCTTGAACGATGTCAAGTAACCTTGATAGTAAGTTGCTTCGTATTTGCCGCCTTGTTTTTTAGCGTTCTTTTCGATTTCCCAAACTTCGATAAGTTCGCCCTTGTCCATAGCTTTTTCAAGTTTCTCAACCAACTCATCGTCTTTAGCCATGATCGTTGTAGCAGTGATTGAAACCTCAATACCACCAACAGATTGAAGAACACCGTCTTTGGTTTTAACTGAGTTAGCGTCACGGCTCTTCTCAGATGAATGTTCAGTTTGGAATGCTAACTTAGCGCCGTCAGCTTTGCTTGCTTCACTTAGCAAACGGAACAATAGAATACTGTCAATCCCTTTTTTTGCAATTGGCATTTTTTATCCTCTTTCTTTTATAAAATTGTAAATACTAAACGAACACGACCACGTTTCAGTGGTTCGACTGTCGTGTTGTCGTCAAAAAGCGATATTGTAGACTGCGAGATATTTAAAGCTAGATGATAACCATCTGCCTCGCTAATCTTCATCGCTTCAGCTAAGATACTCGAACACATATCTGATACTTGTTTGCGTTTTTTGCGGGTACTCCACACCGACAAAACCAACTCAACAGTGCCTTTTACATCCGTTTTATTTGGAACGAGATTCGTCGTCGTGTCCTCAAACTCAACGAATGGATAAGGCACGTTATCGTCTGGCTTGTAATCGTATGTTTTATAACCCAAAAAAAGACAACGTTTAAATACGCTGTCAAAAACTGCTTGTTCTCTTGATTTCATTTAACCAACCTTTCCAAATCTCTCTTAAAGAGTTTTTTTTGATCATCAAAAGCTGGCTTGATAAACGGTTGTGCGCTCATTTTGCGAGTTCCTAACTCAACGTAAGCAGCATAATTAGTCCCGGGCGCTACTCGATACTTAAATCTATCTATCTTGCTACTGTTAACAGAGATAGAGCGTTTAGTCGCTCCTGTCGGTTTGACAAATCGCCTATTTTGACCTCTACCCTCATAGTGACCTCTAAACTTGGAAGCGTTGGTAACTGCTTTTTTCTGCATTTCAGTACCATTTTTTTCAACAATACGCTCCATTTCTTCCATCTTAGCGACTCTTTGAAGTTTAGCTTGAAGTTTATCAAGGCCTTTTAATTCAAATCGTAAGCTACCCAATAGAGTTATCCTTTTCTAAGTAGAACACTCTCCCAGACTGCTTATCTGCCCTGCATTTATAGCGTTCTTTTCGATAATTGAGATAAGTGAATGCGATTCTAGGTGCATTTTGGAAATAAACCACTTTTGAACCTCGTTTATATTCACCAAAGACTGCGACTTGCTTATCGATACCCAAATCCATAACATGAACTGGAACAATCAACCCTTTATCTTCACTAGAAGTATATTCGCCACTTTCAGGATCATACTCTTCTTGTTTCTTAGCGATAATTTCCACTCTTTCGTTATATCTCATAGCATCTTAAACCCCGCATTGAACGTTTTTGAGCAAACCCGTTTTATCACACTATCGTATTCTTTGAAATCATCAGAGTTAAATGTCATAGACGTGCCTTCTAAGGAATGATTACTCATCCCTTCAGCACCAATTCTATTAAATCGCTTAATAATGACCTCGGTAATGATATACTCAAGGCCTTCTGGGACATCATCCACGCCTGCGTAGGCTAAAAAATTAGCAGTTGTCAACATTGCTATGGTCGTGAGCAACTTATCTTGAAGATTATCCTCAATACCTAACAATATCTTTGCTTGAGCGATATTTGCCATGTTATCCCTCCAGTACTGCGATAAGGTCCTCTTTGTTTAACGTTGAATAACCTTCGATATTGCGTTCTTTAGCAATATCTTTTAAGTCTTTAACCGTTAAGTCGCTATAATTGATAGCTTCAGTTTCAGCAGGCTTTTTAGGATGATGTCGTCGTAACATCATTCCCATTAAGCACCTCCGAATTTAACAACTCGTGTAGGGTCGTACAAGTAAACTCCGTAGTGTTCGTCACCTGTGATAACAGTAGTTTTCTTAATAATATCACGGTCTGTTTCGATAGCCACGTTACGCTTCATCATGATAACAAAAGCTCCGTATTTGTTTACATCATCTGTCTGAGTTTGACTAGAAGACACCTTGACAAGGAAACCTTTGCCTTCATCAACTTTTTTAGAACGGACGATTTGCACACCAGCAGCTTCACCAAACGTTCCAGAAACAACCATATTCGCTCCAAGTTCTGAACCTTTAATCCATTCTTTTGCTACTGCTGTTTTTAGCTTAGTAGCATCTTTGGGGTTGACGATAGCAACATATTTTGCATCTTCTTCATCCTCAAAAATATCAAGAGCTTTATCAACTGCCTCAATAGTAGTAGGAGCTTCATCAATGTGTTGAGTTGCAGTTTTTGCTACTGCGACCAAATCGTTATCAATCTTATTAGCAATAGCCAAGCCGAGCTGGTAAACCGCTTGGCCTAGTGGGTCACCGAGACCTGATAAAAGAGCTTCATCGGTAATTTCATAACCTTTAGCAGCCTTTTTGACAGTCATTTCTGTTTCTTTTGTTGTTAGTTGGTCTAGAGTGATAGCTTCACCTTCAGCTACATCTGCTGCATCTCCTGCATACTGCCATGATGGAACTTTTATAGTATTACCTGGTCGTCCTTCTAGTTCATTTTCTACATACGCTAGTGGAGTGAATTTAATCAATTTTGGTAGTTTAGCCGATACCATGTCAGCCATCACTTCAGGGTTAATCATCTGTGCAAGTTTAGTTTGTGTCATTGTCTATTATCCTTTCAATTTATGGTAAAGTTTTGGGTTGTTTTGAAGCAGTTCATTTCTACTCTGATAACCCATTCTGTTAAATTGTTCCTTGGTAATCTCACCAGCTGAAGTGTCTTCCATCTTCTTCGGTGTCTTACCTTTCAGTTTCTCGCTGACCTTTTTATCAGCAAGTTCATTCACCAAAGTTACAAAGCTTTCTACAGCCTCCTGCGTGCTCTCTGCGGTATCTTTAACGACAAGACCTAGGATTTTATCATCAACTGCAATACCGCCCTCAGAGAGCATTTTAGAGGCTTCTCGCTCAAGTCCGCTACGATTGATTTTTGCTTCCAGTTCAGCAATGTATGCTTTTTGTTTTTCCTGCTCATACTCTGCTTTCTGGGCTTCGTTCATCTGACGTAGTTTTTCGGCTTCATCAAGCTTTTCTTGCATTCGTTTATCGAATGACTTTTCTTGTTTAGCCAAGCGTTTTTTGATTAGATCATCAACTTCGCTTTGTGTGAATGTCTTCTCTGTAGATTCCACCTCTTGTTGAGTGTCGACTTGCTCTTCTTTTGGTTCTTCTACAGTTGTTTTTTGTTCTTCTGCCATTTCAGGCCCTCCTTTTAAGTCCGAGTGGACTGATATCCTTGGCTTTTAATGTCGTCAAAGTTCGGACAATATAAAAACCGTATGGGATTCCATACGGTTAAGTTTTATAATTCGATTCCTTCTATTTCTGATCGAACTTCTAGCCAGTATAAATACTGACCCATGGCGCGCTTTTGATTTTTCAAAACTTCAATTGAACATTCCGGCTCAAATTCAAGCGTACCGGCTTCATATTTCACAACCATTTTGTGTAATTTTGTATATTTATCCTTAAGCGAATGGTACTCATCGATAAATCGTCTTTGCCAATCTTCCATGTCTTTATTCCTTTCTAAAATGTGGTACTGTCGTACATCGACAGTTAGGGTGAAATGGTGGTGCGTTCAATGCTGGCACTAACTCAGATACTTTTGCAGGCTTACCGTTGAATGGTTGACAGATTTTACACGCTTTTAATTCAGTCATGACTTCAAACCATTCAACACCATTAGCCTCATAGTTGGCTTTCTGTGCCTCTGAGTACACTCTGGTCGATTCTGTCACTGCTAACCGTCTAGCGTAGCCGTACGAGACATCAAACTCTTTTCTAAGATTGTTAATCAGAACGTTTGTGCCTTTACCTCTCAATACGGTATCAGCAACACCTTTTTTGACAACATCACGTAATGCATTTTGTCTTTCCCAAATCCTAGACGACCACGTCGCATTGTTGAAATTAGCGTATACAATCGTATCTGCTGAGATTTTAGAACTTTCAAAACTTCCGAGTGTCATGTTCAAAATACCAGCACTAAATAGATTCTCGCGTCTGACAGATTCAGTTAAATGCTTATCAATGATTTCAAACTCACTCAAAGCTAAATCATACTGATGTAACTTGATATTCGCTTGAAGCACCTCTAAACGGCTTGTTTTCATTTTGAGATTATACAATCTCATCAAGTCGTTTTCTGCCTTCGTGAAATCCTTGCTCGTTACTTTCTGGCCACGTTGTCTCAAGCGATTAGCACGTTCAACTAACTGCCTAGCCTTAAACTCAACATTAACCATGTCAAGCCTGTCTGCTCTCTGTTTAGCTTCTAGCTTCGTGATACCTTCTTTATCAGCATACCTTTGCCAAAAGCTATCTATTTCTTTCTGAATGTTGTTAGCGTGTTGTTGATAGACACCGTTCAGTTGATAAGCTACTCTCTTATCTGCTAGTTCCCTAGCTTTTTCTTCAGCTCGATACCTATCTTCCCAATACTTACTGGTCAACATCTGCTATAACTTTCTGACTTTCATCTATTTCAGCGTCTGAGTAGATTTTTTGTTTTTTTAAACGAGTTTCAAGGTCGCTCATAGCTTCCTCTTCTTTCTCCATTTTTTCGATTTCTTTCTGTGGATCATCGATTATAGATAAAACAGATAACTTAGTTTCTTCTGAAACTTGTCCAGATAACTGTCCGACAATCTGCGCTTCTTCAAGAATGTTTCTCGGCACGTTTCTAGTGAATGTGTAAGTCAACCCTGCCCACGCATCCTCATTGACAGTTGTCAAAGGCACACTGAACACAATTTGATACAAGCGATTGAATGCAGATTGTAGCTTTCTGTCTTTCATCCGAGCAAGGTTGTCCATTGCTTGCAGTTTAAACGCAAGAGCAGTACCAGATGAATTTCCAAACTCAGCTTCTGACATGTTGGCAACCATAGAAATGGCAAAGATAGACTCTTTCAGCAAGCTGATCAGATTTTCTTGAGTCGTGTCTGAACTTGGCTTCTCAAGGAAATTGACTTCAGGCAAAGGCCCGTCACCACTCTTCCAAAGATTGAAAATCCTGTTCTCTCTGATTTGACTAGCATCTTCATCTTCTAGTTCAACACCCAGCACCTTCAAGTAAGCATCTGCGAAATAATCCACATCATTCGCTTTCTCGCTTGCTGCCTTATTTAAAGCGTTAATCAAAGTCTTGACACTTTCAAAAATACTCTGTCGCTCTTCGTTTTCAATCAATTCAACAACTGGAATAGAACTATAAATGTGCTCAGTACGCTCACCGAACTGTACTGATCCACCAGTTGAGAAAGTAGCATCAATCACCTCATCATTCGTGATAACCTGACCAATACCTGTCTGGCTATTCTCGTTGAACGTATACCTAACTGCGAATAATGGACGTTCTTCAATGCTATTATCATGCACGATGAACATATTGACTGGACTGTTATAAGTCGCTCTAGTCTGCTTATATTCGTCTTGATAAACGTAAATAAACGCATGGCCAAAAATACTTGAAGCCTTAGCAAGTTCAAACTCTGAATCTTCCATGTCGTTAATCTTACGGAAATCAGCAACGAACTCGTTCACGTTCTCATCTTCGTGCTTGATTTTAACAGGGACACCAAGTTGATAACCTGTGAACGTATCAACAATATATTTTGCGTAATTAAAAACCAGACGATTGTCTGGCTTCCAACTATCTTTTTTAGTCATCTTCAAGACTTCATGTTGTGAGAGATACATATCCTCGCTTTCAACATAGTTCTTGACTAGCTTACTCATGTGAAGCCTAATCGCTTCAGTAACGACTTCTTCAGTCACTTCATCGCTTGTTGTTGTAATGACCTTTCGTTTATTAACAAAAACTTTTGCCAATTTTTAAAAACCTCCTTTGAATAGTTTGATTTTTGTTTTATATATCCTATCTTGCAAAGCATACCTGATTGCATCGATGCAGTGATTATAGCTATCTACTGGCTCGTTGATGTACTCGTTTGTCTTCTTGTCTTTCTTCCAAGTGTAATTTTCAAGTTCTTCAATTAGCTTCACACATCGTTCATCGACTATCCAATCATACTGAAGCAAATATTGTATACCTTGCATGACTGATCCAGGACCTTTCTGCACATCAACAACCCTAGGGATTCCAAGATTTCGCAATTCTTGATTCGATTTCTTTTCAGCACTATCAGCACTGATTTGCTCTTTGGCATACCCAAGGGCCTTGATACTTTCAGCAATCTTGTCATTTGTCAATCCCTTTCTTACAAATTCCTCAACGACATATAAACGCTTATTCGTATCGTCTATCCTTACATGAAGCAAAGCTGACGGGTCATTGATAAAACCATAGTCAAGACCAAAATAAGCCGGCAGATGCGCCAGCTCGTCTTTATTAAGTAATCGTTTCTTATATTTTGGGAAAACCAGCTTGTCAAGTGTCGCAAACTCACCTAAAGCGTAAATCTTGTAGTATGCTTCATTTCTATTGGCCAGTTCTTCGATATTCTCAATTGTGACCTGGTCTAAAAAACGATTATCTTTGTAGGATGTGTGATAAACAACCGTATTTTTTGGTTTCTTAACAAAAAAAGCGTTGTAGGTCCAGTTGACTTTTGATACAGGGTTGAACATCAGGAAGATTTGTTTCTGCTTGTGCTTCTTATCCCTGAGACGAAGCGTAAGCTGCGTATAATCGTCTAGCGTGAACTCAGAAGCCTCTTCCATGACCACATCTGAAACACCCTTGATAGACTTGATTTTTTCTGGATTATCAAGTCCTTTGAAAATAAACTGTGCGCCGTTTGGCAACTCTATTCGGTATGCTGAATTGTTGACCTTGCATTTATCAAGTAATTGCCAACTGTCCAAGCATTGCTTCACATCCTCGAATATCGAATCGTGAACCGTGGCGCCTACTTTACGCAAAAACAAAACCTTGCGTGGATGCTTCCAATCTTGACAAGCCTTAAATACAACCTTTTGAATGACACCATGACTTTTACCACTTGAAGCTCCACCGTAGTGAACTTCGGTAAACGTTGAATAGTCATATAACTTGTCGAATATATGCTTGTTAAATACTCTACTGGGACGCTCAATAATAATATTGATTTTAGGCTTAGTCTTCGTCAGCATCCCAATCACCTACTTTGATTTCGATAGTGCGTTGAGTGATATCGATGTTATTTTGATACATTCCTAACGTTTTTGCGTATTTGTCCGATGCTGATAACATTACAGATAAGTCAGGAGGAACTTCCTTGACCGACTGATAACCTTCCCCGTCGCCGACAAGTTTAACATCTTTAATTTCACGTCTGATAATTTTTGCCCAAAACTGCTGAATGTCTACCGAATTGAGCAAAGAAAGCTCCGTCCTGCGCTCTTCAAAGGCGTTTTTTAGCTGTTCAACGACTGGTGGAATATGTTCATACTTGTTCATACCTGCTAACATATTTGAAGCTGATATTCTCGCTGTTTTCTCACTAAAACCAGCTTCTTTTGCTGCCTGAGTTGCGTTCTGGAAACCATTAGCCATGTAAGCCAGCACAAAGGATTTCTGTCTATTCCTAGAGGCAGGCCAGTCTGACATCAAATCTATAGCGTGTTTTTTTAATTCTTTGATAGCTATTTCTTCACGGTCATTCATTGCTACCTCCTTTCATAAATCAAAAAAAGCCACACGATGTGCGACTTTTTCAAGACCTCTCACAGGCTTTGCAGGAATCGAACCCACGATAACAGTTTTGGAGACTGTCGTGTTACCGCTACACTAAAAGCCTTTTTTAAAATGCAAGGTGACTACTACCTTGCTTGTTAATTAGGAATCTATTTTGAAATACTTTCTTTTTTTATTTTTTGTAGTCATTAACAACCTCTGAGGGAATCAAACCCTCTAGCTTATAACTTACCTAGGATATAAGTAGCTACGCAATCATGCAAGGTTCGGTCGCTACTGCAACCATTTTTAAGTTAATGGGTGATATATTGATGCTCACCCTTAATTCTTGATACTACCATTCTAACAAATTTTTAGAACCGTGCCGTCCCAAATAGTCCCATTTTGAACTTATGACATCAGATAACTTCTTCTAGGGCTAAAATTGCTTCATTTTTCAATCTGTAGTAGTTTGTACGGCTCATTTTCAAGTCATAACAAATACTATCAGCTGTACCTTTATTGATATAAGTCATTCGTAGGATTGTTCTGTGCTTAGGATTTGTCAGCTTATTAATCATTCTACCTAGTTCAAGTTTCCTGTTAATAACTTCCTTTGTATCCTGTTCTATAGCCGTTTTCATCACTACAAGCTGAGTATAGACGTCATCAATTTTTCTAGTCTGTCCGCCTTGGATTTTGACATCTGACCACTTGGGACTTGAGAGCAAGCCTGCCTCAAGCTCATTGATTTCATCTATACGGCTTTGAATGTCCATGTCCAGATCCTGCAGCTCTTTCAAGAGCTCTTTAGCCTTATTCACTCTCTATCTCCTTTGTGGTATAATAATATTATTGAGATTATAGCTGAGGCAGAGAGTGTCTTGGCTTTTTTAATGTGCAAATTCGTTGACCAGGTTCCTGATAAAGAACCTCCAATCAGATTCTCTAAACGTCAATAAACGATCTGTAGTAAAATTTCTAAGTCTTTTATAGAAAAGCATCTTTAGTTGGATTGACTCACAAACACTCAGTAAGGTGCCAGGGAAGCGATGTACTGAATGTACTCTATTTCCATACCCAGAAATATCTAAATGTATTATCATTTCTGGATATATGCGCCCTGTACTAACTTCAACTCCAAACTCAACCTCAACTTCTCCTGTAATTGGAATCTCGTTAAAAATTGGTCATGAAGATAACATTAGAGACGAAGTATCTTGCTTTTTTCTTCTTCCTGAATACGGATATTTTTTTGGTCTCATTGTTTATCCCCTTCCTTGTTTTCTAAAACAGCATCTTTTGTAAAAGTGTCGCCAATTTCATAGTACTTGTACTCCTCGGATGTCACTTTAAATGTTTCTTCAACGTGCTTATTTCCTACATGTCCAGAAACGACCAGAATATATCTTCTTTCGGTTTTGGTTGGCACAAGTACCGAACTCTTACCGTTCATAACAGGTATGAATGATGTATGAGGTTCATCAATGTACTTGTCTACCACCGTCCCGCTCGAAATCTGGTGACATGCTACGAGGAAGAATGCGAGTAAAACAACACATAGGATTTTAAAATATCTCACTCCTTATCCTCCAAAAGCTCAGAGTTCTCATATACATTCCCCACGACCTTGCAATCAGTATGTCGTAACCACAATTCACATCCGTGTTGTATAGATTCAAGACGATATGCTCCACCTCTATGTCTTACAACCTCGTAATAAGTCGGTTCAGAATAGACATCCTTAGACATTTTGACTATGTCGCCTTCAAAGATAATATTGCCATTCCTATCAACCATATCTGTTGATTGTATAAGTTCTATGTCATTGAATTTTATAGACTCTGTCTCGCCAAATTTCCAATGCGTTCCACGTATTACATGCATTTCAAAGTCGATTAAAGAAATTTCTATCATCATTTTTGTTTCTTTATCCCACGCTCTATATCTTGGTGTCATGTTAAATCCTCCTAAGCATTAACAACTGGAAAATGGATGTCACCAATAACTAATGATCCTACGCTATAATAGTAACCATTATGTTCTGCGTAACATTCAGCCAGCGCTATCGGGTTTTGATTATGATATATAGTCACTTTGTTATGACTACCCACACACCACTCATCAGATGTTTCTACTTGTTCTCCAATTTCAACATCAGTAATTACAGCATCAAGTGATACATCTTGGAACTCCCCACCTGCTGAGGCACAGCAATCACTTTCAGACATCTCGATAGTGACCTTTGTGCCATCTTCAAGTAGCAGAAAGTCTTTGTCCCATTTCACGATACGCTTATAGAGTAACAACTCTTTAAGTTCTTCCAGTGAGCCGTATCTTGCATTTCCCCAATCAGGCTCATAGTAGTTTGGTAGTTTAATAGTTTCTGTCATCTTAATTTCCTTTTTTCTTCAAATACTCAGGTTGCTCGTAAACATTACCTATAACTTCATTTTCTTCAATTTCAGTCCATAAATTTACTGCTTCACTGCCTGTATCAATTACCCAAGCTCCTTCAAGTTGCTTAACAACCCCTATTATTTCCTTGTCATACTCATAAAAACCGCCCACTTCATCAGCTCTTCCAAAAAATCTAGTAGTTCGTACAATGTCCCCATCAAAGATTTCCTTACCGTTTTTATCTCTGATTCCTGTTGATTGCATAAGTTCGACATCTCTAAAATCTCTCCAGTACTCTCCAAAATCATCATATAAGCGAACTCCTTTAGTGTCTATATAAATCCTATCGACTACCGACATTCTCTTTCGCCAACTATCCCACGCTCTAAATTTCGGTATCATCCCAAATCCTCCTCTTTAACAAACGTACCGTCAATCCAACGACCCTTACGGTCTTTGATTTCTTGGTAAGCTAACTCAAAGCATTCTTCAAAATCATAACCGAGTGCGGTGCTTAACGATTTTAGATAGCCAATTATGCGCTTCAAATGGAATTTAGAAATGTCACTAACAAAAGAATCTTGATAAAATTGAAATTCGCTTATATTTTTATTTAAGAAGCAAAAACTTGTCATTACATCGTTATCTTTTCTTGATGTTTTAAAAATCTCTTGCACATCCGCTTTTATCAACAAGGTCAGACCGACAATCACGACCGCACAGTCTCCGATGCTATCCTTGGTCAGTTGCTCATTCTTCTTGAGATAGCCCGCGCATAACTCACCGAACTCTTCGCTAAGTTTTAAAGACTGCTTGTCCAGTCGTCCACCGTTTTCAAGGTCACGGTCTATAAACCATTGTTTAACTTTTTCTAGTGTGGTCATGATAACTCCTATCTATTTGTTATACAAGGTTACATTACTTGAGTGAGTGTAATATACCTCTCCATTTTCAAAAGTAACGCGAATACTATCTTGCTGGTCATATTTTGCCCATTCCTTGACTTTGCCTTCGATAATTTGCCCATCAACTAGTTTTACTTTTGCATATTTGAAAGTAAAGATTGTCCCTAAAATATCCTTATTCCCACACCCTACAAGACTAATAAAAGACAAACTGATTAAAATTGTAGTAACTAATTTTTTCTTCATATTCTTACCTCATCCCCAACTTTCACTTTATCCCACTGCTCCTTCGTAACCACGAACACACCGTAGTCACGAATCGTAATCGTATACAACTTCCCATGCCGTCCTTTCTCGACAACCCTACCGAATATCTCAGCGCCTGCGTTATCTGCCTTATAGATAACCATCGGCTTCTTCTCTTCCAAATCTCGAATCCTGTCCATCTGCCATATATTTAATCCAGCAGATAATAATATCCAGATAGCTATGAATCGTTTCAATCTGTGACCTCCTTTTCAATCGTCATAGTAAAATCATGATCATTTATATTTAAAGGCAAAACTACCCCTGTTTTTGAATCGTCTTTTAGTAAATCCAAGACAATCTCTAAAACTTGCTTACCTAAAATCAATTGTGTCTCTAAAATGTTTTGCTCATCCATCACTCCACCTCCTCTATCTCAATCCCTGGGCAATCAAACACCCAGCCAAAGTCAGCTTCTTCAAGTTGTTTGCGGGTGTGTTCTGAACGAAATTTTTTATCTAGTTTTATATTCATTAACGTCCAAGCGTGAAGGTGCTTAATCAAGGTTAAGTAACTATATGAATCTTCAATCTGTTTAAACCTTACATAATACCTTTTTTCTTCCTCGACCTCGTAGCCGTCAAGCCATGCACGAGCGAAAAGTTCTTGGTTGTTTTCGGTTTCTAAAAATTCTTTTAGTTTTGAAAAATCTTTTTGATTTGCGTAATTATAAAAATATACATCGCCAACAATCAAAGCGTGTTGCAAATCAACGTGAGTAAATTTACAATACTCAATCCAATCCGCCACGAACTGCGGAACTTTGACTGGTTTTTGTTCGTCTAGTTGTTTCAAATCTTTCAAAAAAAGTTTAACCATTGAAGTATAAGGTACAGGCTCATGAAAAGGGCTGTGTTCATCCCACAATTCTTTATACTTCTTAATCAATTCCTGCTTATTCATCTTCTAACCCCTTCTTCAACTGTTTAACCTTCTTCCTCAAAAGGTCACGTTCTGCTGCTCTCAAATGTCTTTCCTTAGCTAATCCTGGCTTAGATAATTCTACTATCCGTTTTTCTAACACCTCGATAGCGTACTTCTTACCGTCTAACACGGTTTGTTTGTTGTACTTCATAGTTTATCCTGCCTGTTTCTCTAGCCAGTTAAAAAGCAATCCAAACTGCTCTGTCACTAGCTCATCATCATTGTATTGCTTGCAAATTTCGCTAATTGATGACACTACCCATAACCAATAAGCGTCGGAAGCAAAACCGACTTCTTGGCTCTTCTGATTGCTGCGTGCCATCCATTCTGGAATTTGTCTGCTAAAGAAATCTATGTAGTCAATCTTCATGGCAATTCCTCAATCTTGATATAGATCCCAACTGTATCAGCCCAGAACTTCTCAACAATCTCGCTGGCCACTTGTGCATCATCTTGCCAGTATCCAAGTTTCGTCATGCAATCTTTTAGTAACTTCTGTAAATTATCTGTATCAGGCTTTGTGGTCTTGTACTGGCCATCGTAACTTTTCTTGATACGAGGGAAACACCACTTGACTGTCAGTCGAACAGCTCCTTTAAATTTATCAGGAGGAACGTGCTGCGCAAGCAAGCTCTCAAATTTTGCTCTGGCATTTTTTAGATTCTCTGGCTCATAAAATATTGGCTTACCAAGTCTCGTATTTACTTTTTTTTGCTGGTGAGTCGTAGTCGGAATTTTTTGCATAGGTAAAAAGAATTCAATAGACATTTTTATAAATGTGCTTCCTTTCTTTTTTAATTTCGCTTTTAGTCCATGACCCTTGTATATGACAGGGTGCGTTTTAAGCAACCCTGTCTATACAGGTATGGACATGATGGACGACAGGACATTATCTATATATATAATATATAGTTGTCTGTC